TAGATACCCCAGTGGTTCCAGATACACGTGTAGAACCACATTTACTTCCTGAAATGGGATATGCTATTTTTTCATCACTTCGATATAGATTTATTAGAGGGTCGATACGTGTTAGCATACCAACATTTTGTCCAGTTCCTGTATCGGTTCCTTGCTTCAAATATGGATTATAACTATTGTCTAATTTTTCTTTTAACATATTCAATTCATCACAACCTTCAATTTCACAAAAATTGATAATATCGGGTTGTAAGTAATTGATTACATCCGAAACATAACTTAAATGTGTAGTTGCGTCATCTACTGTATGCCAAGAACATCCTTCTCCTGGGCAATCGCTATTGGAATAGTAATTTATAAATAACCATTCAATATTATATTGTACAAGTCGTAAAGAATTTTTATTTTGTCTTCTATCACTAATTGAATTTACATTTGGACATTCTGTTTCTGAATTTATTTTGATTAAATACGTTAAAAACAGTAATATAGATAAAAATAATTTCATATAATAATATATATATTAAGTTCATATATTATTATGGATTATAAAACGCTTGAAAGATAATTTCACACTGATTTACAAAATACTACAAAACAACTTGAATATAATAAAAACAACTTCAAAATGCTATTGAACAACGAGATAAATTACAAAATGCGCATCGTCATAATGTAGATATGGCGATTGGTTCACTTGGATTTTATGATGCTGCGCAATTGGATAATATTTGGAATAACGATAGTCCAATTTTAGGCGAAATTCGTGTATTAGATAAAAACATTTTACAATTAGAACAAAATATTTCTATATTGAATGATAGGTTATTGATTCTGGCAGAATTACACCGTTGAAGAATTCGAATGGGACACCAATTCTTCAACTAAGTTACCAGTTACGATTTCAAATGACGCTCCATTGGAGCGTCACATTTTAAATCTTCACGGGTATAAATAAAATGCCTAATCAACCGCAAAAATTAACTATATATCAAAATTGGCTACATAGTTTCCAAAATGAAAAAGTATAGTAAAATTAGAGATAAAATCAGTAAGGAAACAATAATAGAAAACCAAACCATCAAAGAAATAGAAACTGAATTGAAAGATTATAATAGCAAAACAACCAATTATGATAAATTCAAGGAATATTGTATTGAGAAAAATAAAGTAAATCTTTCATACAATACAATGTATATGGTTCATTTTCATTTTTAATTATTTTCAAATCAAAATATTTTTGAATATTATTCATTAACAATAATTGTTCTTCTTTCGACATTTCAGCTATTTATATATAAGGATATATTTAGTACCTTTTAATATAAACGAACAAAGTTCTCCTATGTTATTTTATATACAAATATTTGTAAAAATATAATCATTTCTATAATAAAAAATATCTTTATTATGAAAATGGTAATAAAGATATTACGTAATATAATATTGTATCACATAATATGGTAAAGTGTGAAATTTGTTTAACAAAAACAGCAATATTTAATTTTTTAGGAGAGAAAAAAGGACGTTTTTGTTCAGTTCATAAGCATTCTAATATGGTAAATGTGGTGAATAAACATTGTGAATTTGATGGATGTATTGGAAAAAGAGCGATGTATAATTTTTTTGGTGAAAAGCCGAAATATTGTAGTCTACATTATTCGAACGGTATGATTAATTTGTGTGGTAAAAAATGTAAAGGTTCTAATGGGTTGAAATGTTATTCTATTCCTATTTATAATTATATAGGTGAAACAATAGGATTATATTGCGTTGAACATAAATTGGATAATATGGTAAATATAACTGGTAAACGATGTGAAAATAATGGTTGTAATGTTATCGCACAATATAATTATGAAGGTAAAGTAGGTGGACGTTTTTGTTCACTTCATAAATTAGAAAATATGGTTGATGTCAAACATAGTAGGTGCGAATATGACGGTTGTAATATATCTCCTTCTTATAAATTTGAAAATGATAGTCATTGTCGCTTTTGTTCTAATCATAAATTGGAAGGTATGGTAGATGGAAAACATAAAAAATGTCAAGAAACTGGATGTTATAAAAGTCCGTCTTATAATTATGACGGAGAAGATAAACCTGTTTATTGTGTTGAACACAAAATGGATGAAATGATAGATGTAAAGCATTATAGATGTGAATATGGTAACTGTAATCTAAGACCTCTTTATAATTTTCATAAAGAAAAAAAGGGTAGATTTTGTATGTCTCATAGATATAATGAAATGGTGGATGTTGTTAGTAAAAAATGTTTATCTGAATGGTGTGATATAAATATTTGTACAAAAAAATATGAAGGATATTGTTTATTTTGTTTTATACATTTATTTCCTGACAAACAAGTATCTCGAAATTATAAAACGAAAGAAAGAACAGTTGTAGAATTTATTTTGAAAATTTTTTCAGATTTTACTTGGATAACTGATAAAAAAATACAAGATGGCTGTTCTAAACGACGCCCTGACTTATTATTAGATTTGGGATATCAGGTTGTTATTGTAGAAATAGATGAAAACCAACACAATAATTATGACTGTATATGTGAAAATAAACGATTGATGGAAATATCAAAAGATATTGGACATAGACCATTGATATTTATTCGTTTCAATCCAGATTCATACATTAACAAAAATAATGAAATAATAAAATCTTGTTGGAAAGCCAATAAAAATGGAATTTATATAATCAATAAAGAAAGCAACATTGACTGGAATAATCGTTTAGATACATTAAAAAATCAAATTATGTATTGGACAACCAATGTATGTGATAAAACAATCGAAATTATTCATTTGTATTATGACAATTTTGAATAAATTATTATAAAATAATATAAAAACAGTATTACAATTATATAGTGAATAGATAAAATTATACAAAAATTAAATTATTTTTATGTAGCTATTATAACAATTTTTTCATTTTTATTTTTATTTAGCAATTTCAACAGAATTTATTTTCTCTGTATAGTATATAATAAAAACCGCAGCATGGGAGGAGCTTTAATGCAATTAGTCGCCTACGGCGCACAAGACGTTTTCCTTACAGGAACACCAGAAATTACATTCTGGAAAGTATCATACAGAAGACATACAAATTTCGCAATGGAATCCATTGAACAAACATTCTCAGGACAAGCCGATTTTGGACGTCGTGTTACATGCACAATCTCAAGAAATGGTGACCTTGCATACAGAACATACTTACAAGTCACTCTTCCTGAAATCAACCAAGACATGAAAGCCAACGCAGATGCTGGTGTCTATGCTCGTTGGTTAGACTACATTGGTGAACAACTTGTTGCCCAAGTTGAAGTTGAAATTGGAGGTCAAAGAATTGATCGTCAATATGGTGACTGGATGCACATCTGGAACCAAGTTACCCTTTCATCTGAACAACAACGTGGATACTTCAAGATGATTGGTAACACAACACAACTTACCTACATCACTGACCCAGCATTTGCCGCTGTTGCTGGACCTTGTGCCGCTACAGGTGGACCTGCTCAAGTTTGCGCTCCTCGCAATGCTCTTCCAGAAACAACTCTTTACGTTCCTCTTCTTTTCTGGTTCTGCAGAAACCCTGGACTTGCTCTTCCACTTATTGCTCTTCAATACCACGAAGTCAAAATCAACATTGATTTCAGACCAATTGGAGAATGCTTATGGGCTGTTAAAAACCTTTCTGCCACATCTGGAACTCAATCCGTCACTTCTGCTTATCAACAATCCCTTGTTGCTGCTTCCCTTTACGTTGATTACATCTTCCTTGACACTGATGAACGCAGAAAAATGGCCCAAAACCCTCATGAATATCTTATCGAACAACTGCAATTTACAGGCGATGAATCAGTAGGATCCTCATCGAACAAGATCAAACTTAACTTCAACCACCCATGTAAAGAACTAATCTGGGTTGTTCAACCTGATACCAATGTTGATTACTGCTCATCACTTGAAGGTGGTTCAGTTCTTTACAGAACTCTTGGTGCCCAACCATTCAACTACACTGATGCCATTGATGCTCTACCAAATGCTATCCATGCTTTTGGTGGCCCTGCTGAAACATCTGGCACAAATGCTTTCATCAACGCATCTGGACTTTTCCAAATGCCTGGTGCTGCTGATGCTACTAACGCTGGTGATTGGGGAGCTACTGGCACACCACTTGGTGGTGAAGGAAACCTCAGTGCTCTTTCTGATGCAGGAACATTCGTCCTTGCCGAAACTGCCCTTGACATGCACTGCTGGGGTGAAAATCCAGTTGTAACTGCCAAATTACAACTTAATGGCCAAGACCGCTTCTCTGAACGTGAAGGCTCATACTTCGATGTTGTACAACCTTTCCAACACCACACCCGCGCACCTGATGC